AACCTGAATGGATTTAACTTCAACCAATCTATCCTTGATAGTTCTGGTAAAGTTGTTCCTACTTGGGCAGACGTTCTCAACCGAGCGAACTTAGGTATGGAAGTAATGCACGAGCGTAATGCTCACAACTTCCCACTTGACCTTGCTGCTGTTTCATCTACCGAGGTTGCCATTGTTGCACCTGAGATAGTTAAAGCAACTGCTATAGGATAAGGTTGACTATAAAATTAAATAGTACTATAATGGGGGTCTCGCACCCCCATTTTTTAATAAATACAAACAACTATTCTTCCAATGAAAGAACTCATTTTCTTTCTCCTTAACTTCTTAGATTTTTGGTTTGCTCCAATCATCATTGCTACTATCGTGGCAGTTATTATCGAGCAAGTCATAAGGAGATCTGGCAGTGCATCGGAGCAAGCAATCTTTACTTCAATGCGTATCAGAAAGTTCCTCTATCAACAGGCGGTGCTATTGAATGTCCTATGGTTCCTATGTTACTTCATCTTCATTTTTATAATGAAGCCTGGAGCACCAGCGGATTCAATGGGAGATCCAAACCTATTGTGGAGACTATAGATGGAAGAGAATGTATTCTGGGGTGAACCAACTCCAACTGATGTCTGGGAGGATATGCAGAAGTTGGATCACCTATATGAAGAGTTGATGTGGGATCATAGAGATAAACTTGAGTTTGCTATCGAGGGTAATCACATCACAATTAGAAATAGATCACGTGAGGGCAGATAATGGAAGTAATATTACCAGACCCACTACCAGAACCACCTTATATGAATGGATCATTATCAGTTGTAGTTCCTATGGATGATTTTAAAATCTTCCTAAGACAGATGTGGAAGTCTCGTGGCACTGAACCTAAGATAGGTGAGTTGTACGAGAAGTATACAAAACTTACTACGTTTGAAGAATGAATGTAGTATATGTTATGAACGACTGCAAGTACTGTAAACTTGCAAAAGAATTAATGCAGAGAGCAAACCTTGAATACGAAGAGGTGTTGCTTGATAGGGATATGACACGCCAGGAGGTTAAAGAAACATTACAAATGGAGGTTGTCACATTCCCACAAGTAGTGTATAATGGTAAGCACCTAGGAGGTCTTATCGACACAGCTAAACATTTTCAATCTATCGGACTGGTCTAAATATTCTTAGAATTTACGGAGGTTTTTCTTTTAACTGTCCACAAATCTAGGAGTAGAACAATGCCTATTGCTGAAACGCTATTCTTTAGCGGAGTTGCTTGTTTTTTATTCTTTATTCTAGGAGGCATTATTGGTTGGATTGGTAATGATGTTGTATATGCTACACGTAGCGGAGGTCAAGACCCTGAATACGAACACCCAGAGATGTATGATTCCACTGGAAGACCTTACTCTGGAGAACTATTAACCCTTCACTTCGATCAACAAGAAGAGGAGGAAGAATAAATAAAAAAAACCTGATTATTATGGCTGAACTATTAATTTCTGAGGTGTTGCAAAAGGTTAGCAATGCTAAGACCAAAGCACAGAAGATCAAACTCCTACAGACTCATAACAGTGATGCTCTCAGGAAGATCTTGATTATTAATTTTGATCCTAGCATTGAATCTATCTTACCAGAAGGGAACGTACCTTACAAACCTAACGAAGCACCTGCTGGTACGGAACACTCAAGACTTAGCACCGAACATAGAATACTTCACTACTTTGTTAAGGGTGGTGCTGATTCTCTGCCTAGTCTAAAGAGAGAAACAATGTTTGTTGGACTCTTAGAAGGACTACACGAGTCAGAAGCAGAGGTTGTTTGTCTAGCTAAGGACAAGAACCTTAAAAAGAAATATAGAGTTACAGAGAACGTAGTCAAAGAAGCATTCCCTAAGATTCAATGGGGTAATAGAACTGCACCACCACAACCACAGGGTAAGCAGTGGTCTTCTCAGGGAGACAGAATGATCCAAGGAGTACCACTCCCGTCTATGGCAGTTAACCCTGCTGAAACTAGACAGGGGATGTAAGATGTTAGAATGGATTCGTAAGTGGTTCCATTTGGACAATCAAAGACCTTGGGAACCTGATAAAGTAGAGTGTAGTGTTGATGATGTTCCTGTTGAATGCCTATCTTTCGAGCTTATGGACAGAGGATTCCATTTTAATGTAGAGGAAGACTGGTGGGAACGTACTTGGATGGTAGCAACTAAAACTGGTTGTGAAACATCTAAGGAAGTTTACAAAAAGCAATCTGATCATTGGAAGACAATGATGTTTGGTAACACTGGAGAACTCTTTTATGAGTCAACCATACCATTTGATCAGGAAACCTGAAGATACCATTAAATTGTAACAAAGACGACATAATTACTTGCTAAATATATTAGGGTATGGTAACATACTCTTATCGTTCATCCCATTAGGGACGCAAGTAGGCCGACACGGAACGGATCGTTCATCCTATGATTCCTATCTTACTAGCAACGAATTTAATCTCAGGAACTTTATCTTGTTCTGAAGCTCAAGGTCTTGTTGAGAACTTGAGAAAGAATCCTAGAAATGGGCCAGAGATTAAAGAAGAGTTGATTTCCGTCATTAAAGACAGTAGTAAGCCAGGATGTTGGGACGCAAATGTTGACTAAAGGAACGGATTAAAAACCCAACTACTTTAGGAGCAATCCAATGGCACAAGTCACTTACCGTGGTATCAGATACGATACCAATGACAAGAAATCTTGTCAGAAGATCAAAACTGATCTTACATACAGGGGAATCAAACATTCACAGGAAAAAGAGTACTGTGCAGTTACCCCATAACTGGACTATTGAAACGGTTACTTGAATCATCGGGGTGAAAACCCCGATTTTTTAATGGCTAAATAAGGAAATGTGGGTGCTAGTATGGATAAAGAAAGATTGAAGGTAATGGTAAAGGACTTGAAAAATCAGATAAGTATGTTAGAATCAGAGATATATTCTGACGTGAATGCTTACACACCTTCAACCCACCTCCCGAACAACTACCGTGATGCATACGACGATGACGGATACGCTGACTGAGCAACAACTACAGCTGAGAGAGCAGACCCTTTCGTTACTTCTTAAAACCTTTGGCACCTCCTCCACTAATCAGAAGATTTATCAATGTGCTGATGAGTGGGTAAGAAAAGGACAGGTCACAACTAATGGACTTGTCTCGTATTTTAGAGCGTACTATGAAGGACAAGAAGGCAGCAAAGTTGATTATAAAAAGGAGTAAAGAACATCCAGGATGGTATACTGAACAAGAAGTATATTATGCTAAGATGGTAAAGAAAAGAATCAAACAAGAAAAACTAGCTAAACTTCGTGATGAGAATTCCGATCGATCGGGAACAAGTTGAACCAATTTTTTCCACTCCCATAGGATACTATAAGTATCCAGATGATAAGCACGCTGAACTCAAGGATGCAGTTCGTGCTGCTATTAGCAGAGTAAATACAGGACCAAGTGATTGGTCTGCAAATTTATATCATTTCTATCAGCATAACAACGAACATCTTCTCTACGATAATGATGATCCACCTTTCCAGGACTTTCACGACTGGTTGGAAGAGTGTTATGCAGATTTTGTTATAGATCTACAAGGATGGAACACCACACAGTTTGCATTTATCACTGACTGTTGGGTTAATATTACTAAGGAGGGTGGTAGTCAGGTCATCCATACACACGCTAATGCATTTGTATCTGGTACATACTATTTGCATATGGAGGAAGGTGCTGGTCCTATTATCTTTATGAACCCTTGTGCACAACCTAGCAGACCTTACATAGGATTTGATACTACAAAGACTACACAGTTTAATTGTACTCAGTGGTATGGTAACTGTGAGGAGATGAGATTACTGCTATGGCCAGGACATATTGCTCACCTCACACAACCTACACAGAAGGGTGCAACTAGAACTTCCATCTCTATGAACTTTATGCCTAAGAATTTTACTGCTGGTGCATACAATTATAAGGTAGTAAAGACTGATCAGCAGGGGAATATAGATGAGAGTTGAAGTGATGGATTTATTTCCAGTAGCTCTGGGAATATATCATTGGGATGATAAGAAGAATAGAGAACTCAAGGATACTGTGCGAGATCTTATAAAGGGGAAGGAGATCGATGGGTCTCCTATGTCACCTGATATTTTTCACTTCTGGAATAAGACAGGGGATAATTTTTTAGATGAAGATGTAGATATAGTAAAAGAGTTTAAAGAATTTTTAAGTGAGTCCTACGTAGACTACACACAGAATGTGTACAAGTGGGATATGACTAAGGAACATTTCATTACTGATTGTTGGGTCAACGTTACAAAGAAAGGTGGGTGGCAGTATAAGCACAGTCATTCTAATTGCTTTGTGTCTGGTACTCACTACCTTAACTTCCCTAAAGGATCCACAGGTTTAAGTCTACACGCACCAAGCATTGAGAAGACTGCTCCTTATTTGTCTGCAATGCCTAAGGAACAGTGTAAATATAATGCTGAGTCCTTGACTATGATGCCAGAAGAAGGTATACTGTTCCTGTGGCCCAGCAACATCACTCACGAGACTAAGGTCTTACAAGAAGATGTTCGTAGGGTTTCTATTTCTATGAACTTTGTTCCTTCTGAACTAGACACAGGCATCTATCGTATACGTTTATCACGATGAGTAAACCAGTACCAGGATCCTACATAGACACTCAGGGAATGGGTGCTCCTGCTGATCCTAACTACAAAGGTCCAAAAGAACCAGTAGAATATAAACCTGCTGTTGTAAGACCTCGTAGGTTGTTTACTCCTGAGATGGTTAAGGAACTTAAGATCCTTATTAACGAGGTCTTAGATGAGAGAGAAGGTAAGACTGGTGTATCTTATTTTGATACAGAGCACTTCAAACATTATGTCGGTGAAGAGGAACCACCTTATCAGAGTTATCAATGAAAGCAGCTAAAGCAATTCGTAAAGCACTAGAAAAACCTTGGCTTTATAAGACAGAGGAACTTGAGAAGTTAGAGAACGCACTCAAGGAAATCAAACGTGAACAGGCAATGGATGTGTGGGTTCGTCGTACCACATATGGATTTTCTAATGAACCAAAACCAGAATGAAGGTCTCTTTTGTTACCGTCACTCCTGACGCTGAAAAGACTATGGCATACGTTGCCAGAGTATCCAACCCAAACAACCAAGAGAACGAGAAGTTTGCTGGTCTGCTGAGATATTGTATCCAGCACCAGCATTGGTCTGTATTTGAACAGGCACATATGACCTTGGAGATTGAGACTACACGTGGTCTTGCTGCACAGATACTGAGACACAGATCATTTACTTTCCAAGAGTTTAGTCAGAGATATGCTGACAGTAGTTTAATAGAAGAGAAGATTCCCGTACCTGAATTGAGGAGACAGGATAAAAAGAATCGTCAGAACAGTACTGATGATGTGGATCCTCATCTAAGACAGCATTATGAGATAGAGATGCAGAAGATATTTGATAGGTCAATGGAACTTTATAAACAGATGTTAGCTGCAGGAGTTGCTAAAGAGTGTGCACGGTTTGTACTACCTCTAGCAACGCCAACCCGTATCTATATGACTGGTAGTGTACGGTCGTGGGCGCACTACATAAGTCTAAGGAGTGGCCACGGAACTCAAAAAGAACATATGGATATTGCTAATGCTTGCAAGGCAATATTCTGTGAACAATTTCCTGTAGTAAGTGAAGCATTAGAATGGATTTCCTAAATGATATTAAAGTCTATGACGATGTTCTGGATAAGAAATCGATTGAACAAATATTTCAATTCCTTTCTCATAATTTTTATTGTTTGGCGAGGTCTAACGATGCTGAGAAATGTGATAAAGCTGTAGAATTTCTTCGGTTCTCTAGAACTGAGGAAGAGTTACAGGGATTTAAAGATAGAACATACTTAGAAGCACAGAAGTTTGACGGGTATGATGATCTAGATTCGAGAGATAAATATTGGACACGTATCCATAAGGGAGATCCATCTTGCGATGCAGAAGATGGACAGTTATGTGAGGCATTATATGAGGCACTTAGTAGAGTCTCTAACGTGCCTCCAATAGAATCATTAGGTAATGTGTATACAAATATGCTACGGTCTATGGACAGACCTAAGGCACACATAGACAACGTGGATCCTAAGAATCGTACGGTGATGTTCTATACTAACAATGAATGGCACCGTGATTGGGGTGGTGAGACTGTCTTCTATGACTTTGATTTTAATATTATTAAATCAGTTTTACCTAAGCCAGGTAGGGTAGTATCATTCGATGGAAGGATACCACACTCTGCTAGACCACCTGTTACTGATTCACACAAACCTAGATACATTACAGTAATGAAATTCTGATGCCTCAATACGAATTCGCGAATAAAGAAACAGGTGAGTCTGTAGGTGAGTTGTTTCTGTCTTTAGAAAAGATGGAAGATTTCTTGCGTCAGAATCCTAATCTCTGTGTCAAACCAGGTAAACTTAGGTTTATGCAGCATAAGAGTGCTGAATCATTCCCTAGTTATCCTGATATGAATAATGAAACTAAGTGTGTTGAGGATAGGGATCCAACATTCAAACCACCTGAACCTGCTAGTTGGCAAGACGAGAATGTTAAGCAAGAGAAGTATAAAATTACTGACAAACGCAAGATAAAGTTCAGTCATTTTGATGAAGATATTAAAAGGTATGGTAAAATAACTGGGACTCCAAAGTTCCTTGGCAAAGGTGAGACTAACTTCCACGTGGATAAGATAGACTCTGATAAGCCTATCACTCCTGAAGAGGAAGATCTCTTTAATCAGATGGAGGAATCTAAAGACCCTCAAGGTCAGAGACAACGTGCTCTTAATATGAAAGGTCATACTTCTAAAGATCCTATCGATCTACCTTTAGATTCAGGAGAACTTATGCCTTGGGAAGCAGGTTTCGCTGCTCAAAATAAAGATAAGTATGATAGTTTCGATGAAGATAAGATGAGAATCGTATCCGATATGAAACGTGAGTACCAACAACAACACCCAGATGAGGACTAAATAAATTATGCCTACATATCCTGTCAAAAATTTAAAGACTGGAGAGGAGAAAGAACTCTCGATGTCTATGAAAGCATATGAAGAATGGAAAGAAGCTAATCCTGACTGGGATAAAGACTGGTCAAAAGGATGTGCTGGTGCTGGTGAAGTAGGTGACTGGCGGATGAAAACGGACGGTGGATGGAATGAAGTCTTACATAAAGTAAGTAAACAACCTGGTGCCAACGTTAAACCATACAAATACTACTAAATGCCACGTAAAAAATCAGCAGCAACTCTGTCTACTAAGCAGATGAAACGGACTAAGCCTATAAACACAGAACTATTAAAGAATATAGAACCTCTTACTCCTAACCAGGAAGTTCTTTGGGATGCTTATGCACAAGGTAGTAACGTTGTAGCATATGGGGTTGCTGGTACGGGTAAGACATTTTGTATACTATACAACGCAATGAAGGAGGTCTTGAATGAAGACACTCCTTACGAAAAGATTTACATCGTCAGGTCATTGGTACCCACCAGAGAGATAGGGTTCCTACCTGGCACACACGAGGACAAGTCTTGGCTTTATCAAGTTCCGTATCGGAATATGGTTAAGCATATGTTCTCGATGTATACTGATAAGGAATTCGATTCCCTGTATGAAGACCTCCAACGACAAGAAACTATTAGCTTCTGGTCTACTTCTTTTCTTAGGGGTACGACTCTTGATAATGCTATTATTATAGTGGATGAATTCGAGAACTTGAATTTTCACGAATTAGATAGTATAATAACCAGAGTTGGCGAGAACAGCAAAATCTTTTTTGCTGGTGACGCTAGCCAGTCTGACCTACAGAAGGTCACAGAACGCTCTGGCATTCTAGATTTTATGCAGATCCTTAATGGTATGCCTGAATTCACTAAAGTTGAGTTCACCCTTGAGGATATTGTGAGGTCTGGTCTTGTTAGATCGTATCTGGTCTCCAAGATCAACCAAGGTTACAATGAAAAGATTTGATCACTCTCAATTAATTGATTCAGTTAGTTTAAAGAGGCAGATGGTGGAAGGCAAACGCCTTTACGCTGTAGAAGGAGACCATTATCCTTCAGTCACTACGGTTCTTTCTAACACCAAGAAAAAGAAAGCAATCATTAATAACTGGAGGAAAAAAGTTGGTAAGGAGGAAGCAGATCGTATCACTAAGCGATCTACTACCAGAGGTACCAACTTTCACGCTATTTGTGAAGACTATATTCTAAACAGACTTGATCTGGAGAACCATAAAGATTCTCCTCTACCTGTTCAGATGTTTCGCACTTCACAAAGTGTTATAGATAGAATAGATAGTCCCCGACTCGTAGAGTCGATGCTATGGTCTGATAAACTAAGGCTTGCAGGACAGGTTGACATTATTGCTGAACTCGATGGAGATTTATCTGTCATTGATTTCAAAACATCTAAGTCACCTAAGAGACAGAACATTCTGGATGGATACTTCACTCAGATGTGTGCCTACGGTTATATGTTTTACGAGAGATATAACATAGAGGTAAAACAGTTTGCTGTTATTGTTGCTTGTGAGGATGGTGAGTGTCAGTTGGTTAAGACTACTGATAAGCATACACATTTCCTTAGATTACAGGATGCTATTAATGAATATGAGATGACAAATGCCATCCACTCCTGATGAAATTGAATCTAAATTTATGACTGCTACAAAATTTGCAGGTGAGATTGAGAAGCTTGTCTCTGATAATTCTGATATGAATTATATTGATGCTGTGGTACACTTTTGTGAGACTAATGGCATAGAGCTTGAAACTATTTCCAAACTGATTTCCAAACCACTCAAAGAGAAATTAAAATTTGATGCTCAACGCTTGAATTTTATTAAGAAAACTTCCCGTGCTAAACTAGTATTCTAATGAGCTTTAGAGATTCAGAATTTGTACAGAACGAGATCAAGATTATCAATGCCTTACAAGATCGTCTTGCTCAGATGACTATGGCGTTTCCTCAACTCAGTCCAGAGGAACGTGATGAATACGTACAGATTGTTGAAGATTTATTAAAAAAGCAGAGAATTCTTTGGGCACGAGTAGAATTGTGTCAGGCAGATGATCCTGTAGCAAAAACAATGGCCAACGATGTTCGTAAGGTTATGGATGCTGTAGGAATTCCTAAGACAGTCAGTGTTTCTGAGGTATTCAATAACATTGACCAAATGATTGAAGCATTGAAGAAAACCATTGAAGCAGTTGAATAATAGTGTGTGTCCTGTATGTGATGCACGTTGGTTTAACGGACAATTATATTGGTCAACAGGTAAGCAAGGATGTCCCCACGACCTTGCTGGTCTAGTGTGTAATGATATCAATGACACTAGATGTATTAATCCTTGCAAAGGTAGTACAAGTGGGCAGACGTGGGAAATCCGTACCAAAATACTTGACAACCTCTCAGACATTTGATATAATTATACGTGAGCACACCGCTTAGGCACCGTGTTCAACGTAACAACACCGAGAGGTATCATTATGTGGGACAATCCTACTATAAAAGAAGCCCTACTTATTGTAGGCAGAACCGAGATTCCAGGCTTTAATGGCGATGGAATTATCAGTCTAAAAGATTTACAGAGTACCCCTCCAATCCAGATTGGTGGGGAATTTCAGTATGTACAGGCATTGGATCTATCAGAGGTTGATGAAGACGATCCGATGTGGTTGAACGATGGCATCCGTGAGGAGGGTAACACCGAGGATCGGATTGAACAGTTCGAGAATGCCTTTGAAGTCAAAGGTTTCAAGACAACTTACGTCCCTCCCATTATGGGTACCGATGGTAAACCACGGGACGGTAGAGGCAGGATCATCGCTGCCAAACGAAGGGGTGAGTCATTCATCCCCACGTATGTGTATGCATACGACCACGACACGGAGATGCAGCGAATCTCCAATGGGTTGAAACCCAATATGGATCACGATCCATCCTTCTCTGCTAACAGAGAGTCCATCATCAAAGCTGGACTCCATCTGATTAAGATAGGGGAACTCGAACTCGCTGAAGTTCCAGTCCGTCACTGGTTGCAACACATCTTGAAAGTACAAGAGACTTTCAACGCACGCAACATCACTATCATCGTCAACGCTATACTAAAGCGTGGTGTAGGTGGTGGTGAAGCACTGGTACGTATCCAAGACCGTAAGAAGTGGGAGAAGTGGGTACTAAAGAACCTAGGGTTCAAGGTAGACAACAAGCAAGTCTTCCTACTTGCTGCAGACAATGACACCTATGCATATCGTGCTTGGTGTCAGCACATACTACCTGCTATTGCGGAGAATGAATCTCCAATTAAGATAGTACTGTACACCAACTGCCACCTTCCTGAGGCTGCACGGAAGAATGTTAAGAAATTTGCTACAAATTTGCAATTCTTCAGGGATGCATCCTATACTATGGTTGGTGAAGACTACGGTCTTCCTATGAAACCTAGGACTAGTCCATACGAACTCTTAGGTGCAGTACCACAGATCATCGCTGAACATAACATCGATGGTTGGAAACTGATCGATATAGATCAGTACTAAATACTAGGGGGTAAGGGCAAGACCGAACCGATGAATTCTTTAGGCAGTGCGTGCTCGTAAGTCCTACTGATGGCTGGGT